TCTCCTACATTTAATTTATACATTTCAGGAGTTCCTAAAAATTGTACTGTAGTTTGATTCCTGCTTCTACCCAATATAGCCTTTGCCATATTACTAGCTATATAAGGGTCTGTTACATAAGGAAATTCTGCTTTAATTTCTAATACTTCACCATCATCAGAATAGTAGTTAGGTGTGGCATCGTGAAATTCTGTTACTGTATCTAATTCGTATTTTAAGTTTGCATTGAAAAACTCTACAATAACTTTGTTTGCTTTCTTGTCTTTATTACCATAATCAACTGATACACCTGATTCAGCAATAATATGGTCATCAGTAATGCTAAATGTAGAACTACCAGTATCTTCTATTTGTAATTCGTATTTGCCATTAATATAAGTAAAGATACCTCGCATATTAGCAAGAAGCTCTTTAGCATTATCCATAACATTTTTATTAGTATCTACATAACCATTACAATGAAATCTTTTTACTTGGGTAAATATAGAACCATCTTCATCATCATAATCATCATCTATATCTTCATCAATGATAATACAGTTATCTCTAGTACCATCATAAAATTCGTCACTTTTCCATGCATTAATATTTTCTTGTGCAATTATAGTTGTGCCTAAAGAATCTTTTACACTTATAACTTCATCAACTTTGTTTTGGAAAGCATCATCATATAATTGTATGCATAGATTTCTTGTATTAGCTGAAGCAGAAAAAGTTACATTTTGATAGCTACTTCCATAGAAAGGTTGATTCTGTAATGCATCACATTTATTAGCAGCAGTTTCAAATGTTGTCATATTTATATCTGCTGTTGCTAAACCTTTACCATATTCATCATTTTGTATGTAATCTAAAAAGCATAATGCAGCATTACTAGACCATGCAGTAGTATCGCTTCTAGGGTCATATACTTTTTTACCTTTTACTTGTACTGTTAATTGTGGAACACCTCTAAACATTCCATGTTTATCATAACGATAAAAAGCTGCAATATATGCTATGCCATTTAGTTTATGATTAGTTGACCATTGTTCAGGTATAGATGCTCTAAGCATAGGGTCTGCTGCTTGGCTAGTTCCACCATGATGCAAATTAAGAACATAGTCATATCTTTTAGTTGGGTCAGGATAAAAACCACCTTCATTGTCTCCTGAATGATTCCTGTCACCTGCTGACTGATTAGCTGAGTTTAAAGAATAATTGCCTGATGTGATTTTATCAGTACCAACATAACCACCATTTCTAAATTGTTTAGGGTCTGTTAGAGGGTTTCCATCTAATTCAATCGTGTACTGTAATATATCTTCTACTTCACCAACTGATAATGCATAAACTACATATAAATCTTTTGAATGATTAGCTTTAGTATCAAGATATACAATTTGTGCACCTACCCTTCTAGTTCCATAGATGACTGGTATCTTGCCACCAGCAGCAGTTTTATTAGCCATTATGTCTTGACCTTTAGCTAACATTTGTCGTGCTTGTAAAAAGCCTTTAACTCCTACTGCTAGGGTTACTGCTGAAAATACATAACTAATTTTCTGTAAAGTATCTGCTGCTTTCCATGCTTTAACTATAGCCGAGCCTATTTTTGCAAAGAATTCAAACATTTATGAACCCCACCTTACATTGGGTTTTGTTTGTGTAGCATATTCTAAACCCCTATCATTAGCATAAACTGATTGTTGTGATTCATCTGAATAATGTCTACCTTTTGTTAAATTCCAGTTTGCCCAATGACTAGCTACTGTCATAGTTAGAATAGAATTTTCTATATTTTCTTGTATAGCTACATTTCTAATGTTGCCAGTAAAATAATTAACCGCACCTACTATATCTTCATTAGCATCAAAATAAGCTAAATATATTTCTACTTTTTTATTGTTAAAAGAACCATCTTGTACCAATGACCTAACTTGGTCAGTTACATTTGAAAAGCCTAAATTTATTTCGTTTACTTCTAATTGACCTGTTTCTGTTGTTGAATCTACAGATAAATATGAACCACCAGCTTCATAAGATTCTGAGTTATAAGTAACATCCCTATAAAAGTCTGTAAGTCTAATTACTGTAGAAAGATTAAGCTCTACTAAAAAAGCTATCTTTGTTTGTTGTGCTGATACTTGGGTTTGTAATCCTGCTGATAAACTTCTTGGCATTAGGTTATAACCTCTCTAACATCAAATGAAATGCTGTAAAAACCACTAGCATCTGTTGAATACATTATTTCATCACTTTCAAGATATACAGTAAAATTTGGTTTATTAACAGTTACAGCTTCATTATCTGCTAGAGCAGCTACTAAGTTAGGTGATATGGTTACAGTAGCAGCACCGCCTGATGCATCAACATCAGATTCAACCATATATACTTTTGAATGGTTAGCAAATTTAATCAAGTCACCTGCTTTTAATGCACCTGTAGTTTGTGAAAATCCATCCATAGCTATAGTGTTATCGCTAACTGCATGAACTCCATTAACTAATATATCTGTTTCAGATTTACTAGCACCTAAATTATCTAATGGTGCACCAATGGTAAAATTTTCAAAACCGCCTTTTTGTTTTTGTAAAAAAGCAAATATTTCTTGTGCTTTTGTTTGTTGTAATGGTGGCATTTGAACTGTAAATGAAAAGTATTGTGCACCTATTTGTCTTGCTGATTTTTTGCCTGATAGTGTTTGATTTAATAATATAGGTCTATTATCTTTAAATTGTAAAGCTCTAAAATTTGGGTCTGTTGGAAAAGTTCCTGCCATTATACTATCCCCATTTTGCCTTGATTATTCATGGCATTGTTTATTATTTGTGTTATTAATCCTTTTCTTGATGCAAGTAATTGGTCGAATCCTGCTGCATCTACTGTTGATATGTTGAAGTTTACTGTAGCACCCATGCCTTGACCTTTAGTATGGTCAATAACTGTTTCATTTGGATGTAGTATTGCTGGAAATCCACCTTTACCATCTACACCACCTGCTCTTGCACCCATTCCAGTATAGCCACCGCCATCAAAACTTAAGCCTTCAAAAAATGATTCTACTTTGCCTGAGATTGGCTTAATTATCATTTGCTGTACTGCAATTCTTAATAATTGCTCTACAACAAATGTAGCAAAATCTTGAAATTCTAATTTACCAGTTTTAATTCCATTGACTATAGCATCTTCAAATTTTTTCATAGATGATACTGCTGCATTTTCTATGCTTTTTTCTACATCTTCTAATTGTGCTGCAAATGCTTGTAGAGGACTAAGATTGTCAGTTATACCACTATTAAATGTTTCAAAGAATTTAGAAACTTCAGGATTGCCTTTTTCTATTAAAGAAATAATTTTATCAAAAGAATTTTCTACATTTTTAATATTTTCTTCATCAAATATTGGCTTTCCAAAACCTAATGTGCTTATTTTTTTTACAGCATTAGTAAATTCAATCATACCAAGAATTGCTGTTTGTAATGTTTGAATTACTGATATAGCTATAGATTTACCTAATGCTTCAAATCCTCCAACAGATTCCCCAGTTCTAGTAATGAATGAACCTAATTCATCTGCAAATTGCTGAAAAGCTGGTACAAAAGCAGCAAAAACTTGATTTACCAATGCACTAACTTGTAACTTGATTACTGATAAAGTGTCATTAAATTTTTCAACTGCTCTTATAGTATTTTCACTAAGTATTAATCCTAAACCTCTAGCTCTTTCAGTAAAAGCTACCAATCCTTCGCCACCTTCTCTGAATACTTCAGAAAATTGAATACCTGCTCTACCGAATAAATTTGCTAAAGCAGTAGCCCTTTCAGCTTCGCTACCAAGATTACCTAAACCATCTGCTGTATCTCTTAATATTTCATCAAAAGTTCTTAATGTTCCATCATTATTTTTAATTTCTACATTTAAGTCTCTAAATATATCAGCTTGTGTTTTTAAACCCCTTCCAGCATCACCAATAGACCTTGCAAATTTTTCTAAACCTTTTTGGGTTTGCTCTACTGTTGTTCCTGATTCTATAGCTGCTAATTGAAATGCTTGTAATGTATCAGTAGCTATACCAGTTCTTGAAGCAGTTTTTCCTAATGTATCAATGTATTCAAAAGATTTATTTATTACAGCAGCCAAAGCAATAGCAGTACCAGTAGCAGCAACACCAACACCTGCAACTGTCTTTGTTGCAAATTTTGCGGTATTACCAACACCTTTAAGACCTCTACTAACTTTATCAAAAGCTGCTTTAGTCTTATCTACTGCTGTTAATTCAAACTTAACTTTTTTATTTGCCATCCTTTTCCTTTTCAGCTTTTATTTCAAAAAAAGCAATCCAACCTTGATATTCATGGATAGTAATTTTCTGCAATTCTTTTAGTGTTTTTCCTAATTTTTCTGCAAGTGCATATTGTGTATATAAATTACTATCCTCTATTAGTTTTTTTTAACATTCTCTATAGGTTCTTGACCCATAATTTGAGTTGCTACATTAACCAAAATTTCTTGGTCAACTTTATTTAGTAAGGCGTTTTTATCTTCCAAACTAAATAATTTATCTCCATTTGAATCAAGTGCCTTAAAAATAAGTACATAAGCCATCATCGTTAAATCATCATTTTTACTCATTTTATAGAGTTTAGATGTTTCAGCTAACGTCAATGGCTTACTGTATATTTTTAATGGTTCATCTTCATTACCCCATTCAGGCACTTCGATTATTCTTACATCTTGCTCTGCAAAATGCTCTTTAGCTCTCTCAATCGCTTTCATAGTCTTATACTGTTGTTTCAGTTAAAGCACCAGTTCCTTGAACTGAAATACTAGCTTCTACTAAGCCATCAAAAGATGCACTTCTACTTACACCAGTTACAATCGCTGAACCGCTATAATATGTATCGCCTGATGTATCGCCTTCAGGATAAAAATTTAAAGTAACCTCAGCACCTATATCTAAAGCACCTTGACCACTTGTATCAGTCTCATCCCAAAACACATCTATACTTCCTGAAAAAGAAGTTAATGATGGTTTATAAGTTCTTGCAGTATCACCCATTGAAGTATCTTCTAAAGTATCAGCAGTTTCATCAATGTTGTAAGACCTTATTTCAGCAATAGCATTAGAACCTACTTTTACAGTTCCTTCACTTCCTTTATGTGTTGCCATTTTCTTTTACCTCGTCTTTCGACTTTTTCTTAGAAGAAGATTTAACTTTATCTTGCGAATGGACTGCTTCCTCTTTCCAACCCTTATTCAATAAACTCTCAATCTTAGAAGGATGAGCTTTTATAGAAACTTTGCCATCAGGACTAATCATTTTCATAATTATCTCCTATACTGCTATATCAGGATTAGTTTCCTGAAC